GCGTGAACGTCTGAAGGAACGGAGGGGAGTAGTGATGTAGTGTTTCTCTCTTGCATGGTTGTATTATACCACCAGAGCGAAAAAAAGAAAGCATAAACATCATTTATTTTCATTGTTCCACGGAAATGTTCCACAGGAAAGCTGTTAGGGAGGGGTTTTCTGAGAATTTTGGGTTTTCTGTTAGGTCGGAGAATCAGCGGGGGGTGGTCAACACTATGAACAAATTGTTTTTCGTAATATTCCCTTCGTTTACCAAAAAGTGTAAACTAAACTTGATAAAACTGTAGTAACTCAATAAAATATAACATGAACAAGATTTTCTGTGTAGCCTGTGGGCATAAAAACATATATGAGATACAAAAACCAAAATTTTGCGCTGGATGCGGCAGTGGAGTTTCGGGGGATATTTCCGTTTCTTCTAAAACTGAAAAAAGTAAAGAAAGAATGGATGTTGATTTGGGTGATGCTAGTAGTGGTTCTACTTCTTTTGATTTAAACAAACTTAAAGGTCAGATTGTTGCAGAGAGTTCTTCTAAGAAAATCACATTGGGTGATATTATGGGAAGTAGTTCTGGTGGTGATTCTGATGAGTTTTCGCGTGAGGCTAGTAATTTGCCTGATGGTCAAGATTTGTTAAATATGAGTAAAGATGATTGTGGAAGCTCTAGATCTACTGATATAGATGGGTGATCAGAAAGCTTACGAGGATTTGATTCCAGAAATCGAGTCTCTTTTGTCTAGATATAGAGCTAAGTGGCAGTTGAGTGCTTTAGCTTGGTTGGATTATGATGATGTTTGTCAGATAATAAGGTTACATATTCATAATAAGTGGCATTTGTGGGATCAGAAGAGGAATTTTGGACCTTGGTGCGGTACATTGATATCTAATCAGATAAAGAATTTGGTTAGGAATCATTATGGTAGTTTTGCCAAGCCTTGTTTGAGATGTCCTCATAATGGTGGTGGTGATGAATGTACATTTACCTCTAATGGGGTTCAGAATAATACTTGTTTAGATTTTGCTAAGTGGAGTAAGAAGAAGAAGAAGGCGTATAATTTGAAATTGCCGTTATCTTTGGATCTTAGTTTAGATTCTGGTCATAATCAGGCTGATAATTGTGTTGATTACAATCATAAGGTAGAGAAGGTTCATTGTTTAGTTATGGAGAAATTAAGTGGCAAGCATAGGCGTATATATTGGATGTTATATGTAGAGCATAAGAGTGACGAAGAGGTTGCTAATGAGTTTGGTTTCAAGAAGGATACTAGTAAAAGGAAAACTCCTCGTTACAAGCAGATTAACAATTTGAAGAAAAGGTTTTATAAGATTGCGGCTGAATTACTTAAGGATAATGATTTGATATGAATGATATTGTACTAGATGAAGATCAGCAGAGATTTGTGTTGGAGTTGTTTAAGACTACTCCTGACTTGAAGATTATAACTCAGAAGCTGTTTGATGATGATACTCTTGATGGTCGGTCTAAAGAGGGTCGTGCTGTCAGGTCATTTTTGGCTGAAGAGAGAAAGCAGTATAAGACTAGTGTTCAAGAGAAGGTTGGTCAGATAGATTTAACTAAGTCTCAGAAGGAATTTTTGATGAGTGATAGTATTGAGTTAGGTATGACTGCATTAGAAGCTGCTAGGCTTGTGTTTAAAGACGGTGGCATAAAGACATTAAGTTCTCAGCATAGAAGTGTGGTAGATTTTTTAAAGAATTTCAGACCAGAGGTTATAAATGAGAATGATATGATCACTACTGAGAAGTGGGTGCCACCTAGAACTGTTACAAAAGCTTTAAGGAAGGTTAATGATTGGTGTGGTCAGGATTTGGATGAATCTGAGTTACAAAGAAAGACGAGGACATTGATTGAGCAATTAATTAATCATTTAAAAAGCCCTAGGTTCAAACATTTTATAAACCAGTATAGTACTTTGGCGGACAGGGATTTATTTGAGAGTGAGTTTGTACGTGCTGTATGGGATAAGCCTGATTTGACTAATGATGAGTTAAATTTGTATGTTACGGTATGTACTAACTATGTCAGACAAAAGCACATACAACAAAGAATAGATAGGCTAAACCAGCTGCTTGCAGATTCTGCTTCTGAGAGGGATGTTACCATGAGATTGACGGAACTCGTTAAAGCCACTAGCGACGAGCTGAATCAATGCGAGAAGAGAATTGAGTCATTAACCAAAGATTTGAATGGAAGCCGTCAGCAGCGCTTAAAAGCCAAAGGAGAGGAGAATGGGAGTATCTTCGCATTGGTTGAAGCTTTTGTTGAAAAGGAAGAGCGTGACAGGATGATAATGATGGCTGAACTACAGAATAAGTTAATTGAAGAAGAAGCCGATAGACTAGAAAGCATGGATGAGTATAAAGCGCGTGTATTAGGAATATCTAAACGGGAGTTGTTATGAGTGATTTTAAATGTGAGGAGTGTGGTAAGGAGTTTAAGACAAGGAAGAGTTTCCATTGTCATTTAAAGGCTCATTCTTTGACTATTGGTGATTATTATGTTAAGCATTTCAATAAGAAAGATTTGTTTACTGGTGATTTGTTGTATTTTAAGTCTTATGACTTTTATTTTGATAATGATTTTAATAATTTTGATAATTATGTTAATTGGATGAGGGTTGAACCTAGGTCTAAAGTTAAAGACTACGTATTTAAAAAAGCGATACATAAATTTAAGCAAAAAAACATAACTCTTTCACCCCCGAACTTGTTTTATGATTTGTCTTTCATGGCTAATATATATACATACAGGCAGATATGGGGATCATATGACAATTTCACAAAAGAAGCTAAAATAGAAAACATTTACAAAAAAGATTTACCTGAAGACTTCTGGGATGCGGATGTTGATAACATGACTATATTTGTAGACACTAGGGAGAAAAAACCTCTACAGTTCGACAAAGGAGAAACTAATAAGTTGGATTTTGGCGATTATACAGCAGCTGGAGAATATTATACAAAAACCTTTGTTGACCGCAAAGCTCAGGATGATTTCCGTCAGACGTTTGGTTCAGGTGTGGACAGATTCCGCAGGGAAATGGATCGTTGCGTCGAATTCGGCTCTTACATGTTCGTAGTCGTAGAATCTAGTGTCGATAGACTAGAAGAGGAGAATAAGTTTTCTAAATTTAAATCTAACTTAGGTTTTGTGTGGCATAACGTCAGACAAATTATGCTAGACTACCCCAAAAACATACAATTTATATTTGCAGAAAACAGAGCTGGTACAAAAAAAATAATACCACTTATACTTCGCCAAGGAGATAAGTTATGGGGTGTAGATCTACAATACCACATAGACAAGAAAATACACGGATTAGGTCAAAGAAAAACAGCAATATCAAATTAAAATGGCTTGGGAAAAAGGAGTACAAGATGTGAGGATGGGATACGCCTCAGAACCACTTAACGAATACCTAAAAAGTATAGATGGTTCCATGAAGGAAGAGGACGCGCGATATTATCTATATAAATTTTTAAGAAATAATATTGCATTTACATCAGAATTGTTTTTAGGAGTCAAGCTATTCCCCTTTCAAGCTATGGCTGTCAAGGGAATGATGGTGTCTGACTATTCTATGTTCGTTTTCTCTCGAGGAATGTCTAAAACATTCTCTACTGCGGTTTATGTTTTATTAGAGTGTCTATTGAACCCAAACTCAAACATAGGAGTAATTGCAGGAACCTTCAGGCAGTCAAAGATGATATTCCAAAAAATGGAAGACATACTAGGCAAACCAGAAGCTAGGTTAGCAAAAGAGTGTGGCGTTAAGATAACTAAAGGAACTGACCAGTGGACTATGAAAATAGGGGGTAGTAAAGCTGTAGCATTACCGTTGGCTAACGGAGAAAGATTAAGGGGTTTTCGATTTAATAGGATAGTTCTTGACGAGTTCCTTACTATACCAGAAAAGATTTTTAATGAGGTTATTATGCCGTTTTTGGGGGTTGTAGAAAATCCTATAGAGCGTGAGGAACTATATAATCTTGAGACACGCATAATCGAAAAAGGTGAGATGGAAGACAAGGATAGGTATGTCTGGCCTAATAACAAGTTGATAATTCTTTCATCTCCAAGCTTTAAATTCGAATATATGTATAAACTTTTCAAGAAATATGAATCACTGATTATGGAGAAAACTATCTCTCAAGATGGGGTCGAAGATGATGATGATGATGATGAATATGGAGCAGGTTCTGGGGCTTATAGGTTAATAATGCAGTTGAGTTATGATTGTGCTCCTAAGAGACTTTATGATCAAAACCTGCTTAAACAAGCAAAGGCTACTATGAGTGAAATGCAGTTCAAAAGAGAATTTGGTGCTCAGTTCGTAGATGAGAGTGATGGTTATTTCAGATTATCAAAAATGGCTGCTTGTACGATACCTGACGGGGAAAGTCCAGCTGTAGAGGTGGTTGGCAACCCTAGTGATGAATACATACTAGCTTTTGACCCTAACTGGGCTGGTAACACAAGTGCAGACCACTTTGCTATGCATGTTTTTAAGGTGCTACAAGAAGACCAGAAGATCTGTTTAGTTCACAGTTACGCTGTGGCTGGGGTATCTTTAAGGGAGCATATGACATATTTCTTATATTTGATAACTCACTTCAACATTATTGGTATATGCGGAGACTATAACGGAGGAGTGCAGTTTATCAACTCATGTAATGAAAGCCAGTTGTTTAAAGACAAGAACATAGACATAGGTGTCATAGAGATTGATATAGAGAAGTCCGAAAACTACCATTCTGATATCCTTGCATTTAAAAATGAATATAATGTTAAAACAAGAAAATACTGTGTTTTAAGAAAGCCTACAGTCAACTGGATACGTAATGCAAACGAACTACTACAGGCATCTATTGATCACAAAAGAATACTATTTGGTTCTAGGGCGGTTGACTCGCATTTCGACGATCAAAGAAAAAAGAACTTACCGATTGAATCTCTCAAATGGGACATGAAAATAAATGCATCTTCCAAGGGCGCTAAAATGATTGACTTTATAGATCACCAAAAAAGTATAATAGAATTGACTAAATCAGAATGTGCTAATATTGAGGTGCTATCAAATCCCCAAGGATCTCAACAATTTAATCTACCACAAAACCTAAGAAGACAGACTGGTCCTAATAGAGCCCGAAAAGACTCTTATTCTGCATTGTTACTTGGCAACTGGTTTGGAAAGATTTACTTTGATTCTAAGCATGCTAAAGCTGAAAACAAACCCCAAGGTGGGTTTATCCCATTCACCATTTAAAAAAAAATTTCTAATAAGTTTTTTATTAGTTTACAGTGTAATAGAAACTATGCCTCTACCTAAGCCAAACGACAAAGAGAAAAAAAGCGACTTTATTTCAAGATGTATGTCCTCTGACATAGTAAAAAAGGACTTTGACGATAGTAAGCAGAT